GTTCAGTTCAGATGAAATAGACGTGATTGAAGAACTTAAAAAAATAGTAGGATATTCTGAAAAGGAAACAGATTAATAACAATTAAGTTAAATAAATAAATACAAAACAAACATGGATAAAAAAGTAGATGTAAGTATGGTAGATAAAATCCTTTCTAAAGTAGGATTGAAGTCTATCGAAGTTAAGTTAGAAATGATGAAACTTGACGACAACACAACAGTAGTTGAAGCAGAAGTATTTGAAGCTGAACAGCCTATTGTAATTGTAACAGAAGACGAACAAAAAATCGCTTTGCCAGTTGGTGAGTACGGTTTGGAAGATGGTCGTATTTTGGTAGTACAAGAGGAAGGTATAATCTTTGAAATAAAAGACGCTCAAGCAGAAGAAGAACAACCAGCGGAAGAAGAAGCGGTTGTAGCAAGTGAAGCACCAACAACAGCACCAGTTGCTAAGAAAATTGTTGAATCAGTTTCTAAAGAAAGCTATTTTTCTAAAGCAACAGAAGAAGAAGTAATTGAACTTATTGCTAAAGTTATCGAGATGAAGATGGCAGAGAAAGTAGAAGCTAAAGAGGAACTTGAAGAAGAAGCACCAGTTGCTAGAGTTCAAAACCCTGAGAAAACAAACTTATCAGTTCAAGACAAAGGAGAAAGTTTAGTAGATTATTTAAATAAATTAAAATAACAATAAAAAATGGCAACAACAACAACAGTAACGACTAATTTCAACGGCGTAGTAGCTGGAGATATTATCGGAAAAGCGTTTAAACAAACGCAAACAATTAAAGATGGATTAGTAACAGTTATGCCTAACATCGCTTTTAAAGCTTCGTTACGTAAAATCTCTTACGCTAACGGTAGAACAGATTATACTTGTGGACACGCTCCTGCTGGTTCTGTAACTCTTTCTGAGAAAACTATCGAGCCTAAGAAAATCAAAAATGACTTATCTATCTGTAAAGAAGATATGCGTCACGTATGGGATAACGCTTCAATGGGTTTTTCTGCTCACAACGATTCTTTACCTAAAGACGAAGCTACAGCTTTGATTGCTGAAATCTTGAAAGATACAGCAGTTGCAGTAGGTGGTGAAATTTGGACTGGAGATAGTTCTGTAAGTGGTTCAATCGGTGGATTTATTCCATTGTTTACTGCTGACGCTGACATCGTAAAAGCTGGTAGTGGTATTACTTCTGCAGGTGCTGCGGTTACTAAAGCAAACGTAGTAGCTGAAATCGAAAAAGTACTTGACGCAATGCCTGACGGTTTGCAAGGTTCTACTGACTTAGTTTTTGGTATCTCAAGAAACATTGCTACTGCTTATATGCAAGCGTTAGTTTCTGCTGGTATCTCAAACGGATTAGGTGGAGCAGATATGCAGTTAATGTACGGTATGTACACAATGACTATCATTGACGATTTACCAGCTAACACGTTCGTAGTTTACGAAAAGAAAAATCTTTATTTCGCTACTGGACTTGCTCAAGATTTCAACGAATTGAAATTAGTAGACGAAGATGAGATTGGATTGTTAACAGGACAAGTACGTGGTAAAATGGTTTACTCAGGAGCGGTTAATTATGTTAACTCAACTGAAATCGTTTGGTACTTAACTACTACTTAATAAATAGTTAAATCTATTCTAATGGGGGAGGTAAAGAGCCTTCCCTTTTTTTATAAACATTAAATACAAAAATACAAAATGAGTTGTGATATTTCCTTAGGAAGAAAAGAAGTTTGTAAAAACTCTGTAGGTGGTCTGAACGCTATCTACTTTATAAATTATGGCGATGTCGATGTAAACGATTATACATACGACGTAACTGATACAGATATGATTACCGACATTAACGGAGCGGCAACAATTAACGCATATAAATACGAATTAAAAGGTACTTCGTCTTTTACTGAAAACATTAACAGTTCAAGAGAGAACGGAACTACATTCTTTGAGCAAGTTTTAGAACTTACTTTTAAAGGCTTAACAGTTGAAATGCACAAAGAGATTAAATTACTTTCTTATGGTAGACCGATTGTTTTGGTTGAAGATAACAACAGTAATTTCTTTTTAGCTGGTTTACAACATGGTTGCGATGTAACAGGAGGAACTATCGTTTCTGGTGCTGCAATGGGTGATTTGTCAGGATATACATTAACGTTAACAGGTGGTGAAAAAATACCAGCTAACTTCGTGGATGTTGCTTCTGGTTCTGCTACTGACTTGTTAACAGTTGGTTTAACTCTAGTTGAAGGTGCATAATAATTAACTTAAAAGCCTTGTGTATTCAATGCAAGGCTTTTTTAAAAACAACAAAATATGGTTAATGAAATAATAAAACATCTTAACAGTATAGGTGAAGTTAATTTAAGTGCGCAGAAGATTGAGTTATCTGTTTTAGATAATTTAACAAAATTTACTAACGGATATGCTAAATATTTTTCTGAGGGGCAAGGGTTACAATCTAAAGGTGAAAGACTTAAAAAAGAACTTTCGGATGTAATATCTGCTCTTTATAAGTGGGGAGAAGTAGGTAGCTCTCTTGCTAAAGATATGAGTGGAGATTTAAGTAAGTTTGAAGGATTAGCAAAAGAGTTAGGTATAAAGCCAAGTGATTCAAAAGAATATGTAAACGCAGAGCAGACATATAAAAATTACAATGAAGTTGCAAATGGGTTTAGTAGGGTAG